CCCCGGACGAGAAGGTTCGGGTAACAGACTTCTACAATGCCAGCATCGAGAAGCTGCGCGAGTTTCAGGCGGACAAGTCGGCATCGGCGCTGCGTGACCTGGAGGCGGCCGATGCGGCCCTGGCGCGTCTGGTCTCCGACATCGAGGCCCGCTTCTACCCAGCCGAGCCGCCGTTGAAAAACCTCACTGCGGCCGTCCAGCACCTGCAGGACCAGGGATACAAGATCGCGAAGTCCAAGATCTATCAGGACGCTAAGGCGGGACTGCTGCGGGTGCAGCCTGATCGGACGGTGCTGCGGGCGGACCTGGACAGCTACGTGTTGAGGGCGGGGCTGGAGAAGGTCGCTGCGGCCGACGTGGGAGGCCGGATAGAGCGGGAGCAGGCCGAAAAGCTGGAGCTTGAAAATCGAAAGCTACGGAAACAGGTCGAGAAGCTGGAGTGGGAGCTGGACCGGGATCGGGGGAAATACTTGCTCAAGGATGACGTCCGCACCGAACAGGCGCTGAAAATTGCATCTCTCGATGCCGGCGCCAAGCACTGGATCCGGACCACCGCGGCGGACCTGATTTATGCCGTGGGGGGTGATCCCGGCAAGGAGCGGGTATTGATAAATCTCTTTGAGGCGCGTTTCAGCGAGCTGCTCGACGAGATGGGCCGCATGGATGAGCTGAGGATCGAGATCAAGAGGCAACCAACAGTCGACCGACACGCCCGCCAGGCCGAGCAACCCCAGGCGGAGGCGCCGGGTTGAGGGGATGCGATGATGGATGCAACCGACATTTGGGAGAGGCTACAGTTTTCGATCAAGCGCAAAGGAGAGATAATGAAGATTCCAGACGGTTTCCTTTTGAACGGCGACGACGAATACATGGCATTTATGGCTAAAATATACGCCACGCTAAAGCCCTGCCCATTTTGTGGCAGCAAAAATCCACAAGCATATTGGTATGGCGATTCCTGGGCTATGGCGTGTGTAAAGTGCTACGCAATGGGGCCACGCACTGGGCAAAAGGAAAACACCGAAACCGAAAACACCAGAGCGTTGGTGAAAGCGGTCGAGGCGTGGAATAAGCGGACAGCGGAGGAGGAGCTTTGTCGGCATTAGACAGGCACAACATCTACCGGCAGGCCATCGAGAGGTGGGGGGTTGACGCGCAGGTCGACCAGCTCATCGAGGAGTTGGCCGAGCTGATCGTGGCGGTGAACCATGCCCGGCGCAGCGGGTATGTTGCGCAGGACTACGACCATGTGATCGAAGAGCTGGCCGACGTGGAGATCATGCTGGAGCAGATGCGGCATGTGTTCGAGTCGGATAGGATCGACCAGGTCAAGATCAGCAAGGTCTTGCGGTTGCGGGACCGGCTGAGAAGGGTCTAATGGCGACGCCCCAGCCCCTGCAGATAGATCCCGCCTGGTTGCCTCCTGGCGTCGAGCTGCCCAAGCATCCAGTGGTGCGCTTCTCGGGCCCGGAGCGCAGGGTGATGAGGAAGAAGCGCCCCATGCCGTGCTCACAGTGGGCCGAGAGGCACCGCGTGGTGCCGTCGGACAGCGCCGTGCCGGGCACCTGGAAAAACGCCACCACGCCGTACCTGGCCGGGATCATGGATGCGAGCTGGTTCGAGTCGGTGCAGCAGATCACCATCTGTGCGCCGCCTCAGTGCGGCAAGTCGGACTGCGTGAACAACTGCATCGGCTACGTCGCCGACCGGCGCCCGGGCAATGTGCTGGCGGTGTACCCGGACGAGATGACGGCCAGGGAGAACAACAGGGATCGCATCGTGCCGATGTTCCAGGACTCGTCACGCTTGCGCGCCTACCTGACAGGCGCCGAGGACGACCTGGCCTCGCTGCGGATCCGGTTGCAACACATGAAGATCTACATGGCATGGGCCAACAGCGCGGCGCGCCTGGGAAACAAGCCGTTGCCATACGTGGTCTGCGACGAGGTGGACAAGTATCCGGCCACCGCCGGGAAGAAGGAGGCGGCGCCCATCGACCTGGCCAAGAAGCGTACCCGGACTTTTTCCCACATGCGAAAGATCTGGTTGACCAGCACGCCCACCACCGAGGATGGCCCAATTTGGCAGGCGCTGGAGAACGAGGCGGAGGTGGTGTTCGTCTTCTGGGTGCGCTGCCCAGACTGCCATGCGGCGCAGCAGATGGTCTTCAAGCAGATCCGATGGGAAGGTGGCGGCGAGGCGGACCCGCGCGAGATCGAAAGCAAGCGCCTGGCGTGGTACGAGTGCGAGCACTGCGGCAGCCGCTGGGATGACGCCCGCCGCAACGCGGCCGTGCGCGCCGGAGAGTGGCGCGACCGGGATCGAGGTCTTGCCCTGGAGACGTGCTTGCAGGCCATGCGCCCGCGGCACATCGGATTCCACCTGCGCGCCTATGTGTCGCCTTTTGTCAGCCTCAGCGAATCGGCGGCGGCCTTCCTCTGGGGGTTGCGCGACAAGACCAAGCTCAAGGATTTCCAGAACGCCCACGAGGCGGAGCCGTGGCGCGTGTACGAGCAGATGCGCGACGAGGCGCGCATCCTGGAGTTGCGCGACGGCAGGCCATCTGGACGGGTGCCCGGCGGCGGGATCATCGCCGGTCTTACCGCCGGCGTGGACACCCAGGACGATGGATACTGGTTCATCGTGGTCGCCTGGCCATGGGCCGGCAAGGACCTTATCAAGGAGGGGCATGTGGTGCGCATGGGATTTGTGGCCGAGGACGGCGGGCTGGCCCGGGTGCTATGGGACGATGCCTATCTCGATCCGGACGGGACGCGCTATGTGCCAGTGTTGACGGTGCAGGACAGCGCCGGCCATCGCACCAGCGATGTATACCAGTTTTGCCGCAAGCATCCAGGAAAGATCGTGCCCAGCATTGGGCGCGACACCATGGCGCAACCCTACACCTGGGGCAATGTGGAGTACTGGCCGGGCACCAAGAAACCGATTCCCGGCGGGCTGAAGCTGCTCAACATCAACACCAAGTTTTTCAAGGACGATCTGGCCAGGCGCTTGGAGATACTGCCAGGCGACCCGGGCGGCATCCGTTTCCCGGGCCCGGCGCCCGGCGCGAGCCTGCCCGCCGATGCGCCGGTGGACGGGCTGACCATGGACTTGGCGCGGCATTTCACCAGCGAGTACATCGACGAGCGGGGGCTGTGGGCCTGCCCGTCTCACAAGCCAAACCATCTGTGGGACTGCCTGGTAATGGCATCGTGCGCCTACGAGGTGGTGGGCATGCGGCACTGGGCGCCGCCTGAGACGAAGGCGGTGCCGGTGGACGAACGGCGCAAGGATCCGCGCAAGTGGGTGGATCCGCCTAAAAGGAGGTGGGTGTGAAATACGACAAGGAGTATTTTGGCATGGCAATGTTGGCACTTCCATTTATTTCGCCGATCTTGATTGCCATGGGCATCATGGTCTGCTGGTGGGCGCCCTTGGTGCTTGTTGCCGGGTGTGTCGGGCTTGTTTTTTGGTGGGAGTTTTGGACTGATTTTATTTTTCGGGATTGACATGAGCGACCTTCTCTCGTCCCTTGATGAAATTTGCGGGCACCTGAAGATCCAGGACAAGGCGCTGCGCTCGCTGCTGAAGCTGGGGCTTCCGGTGCGGGTGATCAACGGGCGCTATTACGCCCACGCCGGCGTGGTGGACGAGTGGCTGCGGTGGTTTCTCAACCCGCACGTCTCCAAGGGCCCGGTGGAGATCAATGTGGCCGAGGGGAATTTCACCGAGTTTTGCCCGCCGGCGGCGAAAAAATCATAAAGGTATGCTATTTTTCAGGCGTCGGACGAAGCCTGTCAACCCCCCTTTCCATGCCATTTCCATTCTTTTTCGTGCCCGTGACCCTTCTTTAGGCACTTTTTCCCGGCTGGCCGAAAACCCCATGTTATGGTGGACGTGATCTGACGAGACCACCATATCGTGGGGTTTTTGTATGTCCAAGAAAAGCAGGGGACCGGCTCATGTGATCGATCGCATGGCGCGGCGGGCGCCGCGGCGGACGGTGACGTGCCCGGCTTGCGGGTCGCCGGAGGCGGTCTGCACGCATCGGACCATGGACGATTCGGAGCGCTATTTCCGGTGCCGGGTGTGCGGGCACCGATGGGCGACGGCGTGGGGCGCCGGCGCGGAATCGCGGCCGGAAGCCGCTACCACCACCGGGGGTGAGGCATGACGGCCTTCACCACCTGGGCGGACCTGCGCAGCGCCGTCAAGGACGCCCTGGCCGACTGGGCCGCCGGCAAGCCGCTGGTGCGCGAGTTCACCCACGGCGAGCGCACCTTCAAGTTTTCCAGCCCCGAGGAGCTGATGCGATTCTACGAGCGCACCTACCAGCTGGAGGCATTGGAGTCCCAGGGGGACCGTTCCACTACCATCATCTACGGCCGCGCGCGGAGGTTTCGCTGATGAGTTGGCTCGAGACGGCCATCGCCCGCATATCGCCCCGCTGGGGCCTGCGCCGCGAGATCCACCGCCGGCAGCTCGACCTGCTGCGCGGCGGGGCCCGCCGCCGGCGCACTTTCGAGGCGGTGGCCGGAGGCCGCATGCGCAAGGACATGGGCCGCACCGGGTCTTCCGCCGACCAGGCCATCTCCGGGGACATCGCCGCCCTGCGCGAGCATGTGCGCTACCAGGAGTACCAGTCCGGGCTGTTCGCCGGGCCGATCCGGCGCATCGTCAACCACACGGTGGGCCGCGGCATCATCCTGCGGCCGACGGTGAGCGCCACCGACGACCTGGCCGTATACCAGTCCGGGCCCAAGATCACCGACGCCGAGGCGGACCGCTGGAACCGCCTGGCGGTGCGCGTGTGGCGGCGCTGGTGCAAGCAGGCGGACATGCGCCTGATCAACAGCTTCTACGGCATCCAGCGCCTGGCCCTGGGGGCCATGATCCGCGACGGCGAGGTGCTGCTAGTGGGCCGCACCTCACAGCGCCGGGACCGGATGCTACCCTTCTGTGTGGAGATCCTGGAGGCCGACCGCCTCTGCACGCCGCTCTCCGAGACCGGCAACCCGCGCATCCGCCACGGCATCGAGTACGACGAGGAGGGGGTCCCCAAGTATTACTACATCCTGCGCCAGCACCCGGGCGAGAGCTACGCCACCGCGCTGCAGCGGGACAACTTCGACCAGGTGCCGGCATTTTTTTCCAACAGCACCCGCAAGGTGCTGCACCTGTTCGACCCGGTGCGGCCCGAGCAGACCCGCGGTTACTCGGTGTTCGCCCCCGGCCTGCTCGATGCCCAGGACCTGGACCGCTACCGCGAGGCGGAGAAGTACGCCGCCATCATGGCCGCCAGCTACGTGGCGGCGGTGGAGGTGGAGAACCCGCAGCAGTTCGCCGGCGCCTTCGGCCAAACCGCCGGCACGGACGTGGGCGCCGACGGCGAGGATTACACCCGCCGCGAGTTCGACTTCGCCCCCGGGGCCACCTTCGTGGGGCGTCCCGGCGAGAAGTTCAAGTTCAACGACCCGTCACGGCCCGCCGGCGCCTTCGCCGAGTACAGCTACGACCTGCTCCAGGGACCGGCCAATGCCCTGGACATGCCGCCCGAGGTGCTGGCCCAGCGCTGGAGCGGTCTCAACTATAGCAACGCGCGCACCATCCTGATGCAGTTCTACGCCAGCTGCTGGATCCGTCAGGGCTATCTGATCAACCACCTCTGCGGGCCGGTGTACGCCAACCTGGTGGCCTCGGCCGTGGCCGCCGGCCTGCTGCCGGGCACCCATTACGGGCGGCGTACCCATGAGCTGTTGTCCGCCACATGGGTACCGATGGTCTACCG